AGACTAAATCTTCTACTTCAATTAAAGCTTGTTTAACTTGTCCCATTACTGACCTCCTTTATTAATCTATTTAAATACCAATTAGCTTTTTGTAAATCTTCTAATGGTTCTCCTTTAAATTTATATCTTGAAACATATTTCAAAACATTTCCTTTAAGATACCCATGATACTCATCACTAGTCATACAATCACGTATTACATCTATGGTTTCTTTCTTACCATATTTATAATGAGCAGGTGAATTAACCTTATCGTCTACCATATTCCCTCCTAATTGCTTTAATGTCTACAGTTTCTAAATTATAATGACCACCTTTAACTTCTCTTTTAACTATCAAACCACCCCACCACATATGCTGAGTATCTCTAGCAAAATGTTCTGTGTGACTTAGATAACAACCAGCAGATAGTGCATGTAACTTCTTACCACTAGGTAATGTTGATACAGCATAATCTAATAAATGACTATGACCTACTGTTGCAGAAACTTTATGTTTATTTAATATACTTCTTGCTATATTCTCACCAGATATAGCTGAACCCATAATACCTGAAGGTAAATGATGTGCATAGTGTACACCATCAATTACTTTTATGGCTTTATAAGGTACTTCTCTCCATCCATACTTCTTATAGTGAAGATCTTTTATACTTATAGATCCATCTAGTTCTGGATTTTCATCTACAAACCTATCAATTCTATCTTCATGATTACCATGAAGCATAATCTTAATTGGTTTATGACTACCCAAACCTTTATTAAATAAAGATAAAGCATGATGTGAATGCTCCATATCTTTTTGATATCTTCTACCTTCAAATGATTTCTTACCTCTATCATATGTAGATAAAGAATCCATACTACAAAAGTCACCCATGCATATTACATGTGTAGCCTTTATATCTGCAGCCATTCTTCCTGCCCACAGAAATCTATCATTGTTTGCTTTAGGTGTACAATGAGGATCACCCATTACTAAATGTGTTGCCATTAGTTTAACTCCTTGTCTCTTTTCTTTTTTAAGTATTCAATAAAATCTATAACATTATCTTCTCTATCAAATTCAGCTATAGAATTTATAGGCATACCTTTGTTGTTTTTTTTATCGTCAGCAAATCCTCTTAATCCATACAAGAAAGTTGTATGTGGATCTGATGTCGCCATTTTAATCATCCCACGTGCTACGGTACTGCATAATTCATATTGTTCCGTAGACATTTTGGCTTTACTATCCATTACTATACCACAGGTAAAGCCTTTTTCCCATGGAGTGACTAAAACTTTTATTGAGTTTAACACATCAAACTTTTTATCCTTTGTCATTTATACCAATACCTCTCATAATTTTCACTATTATATTCTACAACTTTATGTTCAAATCCTCTCTTCATACTTTTCCTACCAAAATCTTCTGCTTCCTTTTCATTATTAAATATTATATTTGAAAACATTTTATATTCTTTATCTTTTTTACTTTTAAATATTACAAAATATAACATCATTGGTATTGATGGAGAATAGACCCCTCAAAACTATCCCCCACCATTCTCTAAAGTCTCATCCTTTTTAGGATTATTCACTTCAGTATACCAAACCCATTTAGGGTTTTTACCTTGCGATTGCTGCTGTGGCAACAACTGCAATTTGCTTCCCCAACAAGGAAGTTTGTATGGGCAATATTTACACACAAAGCCCAAAATTTTATTACCTGTTTTCTTTGTTCTAAATGTTTCTTCAATATCTGAATAACATCTTTTAAAAGGTTTCTTATCAGAAATACTTTTCATATTATCTTCAGCATTTTTAATTGCTGTAGTTTTATACTCATCATCTGCTAGTGGTGCCTCACAAGTTAGCCATTCTCCTGTAGATTTATTAATTACAATCCATCCACCAAATGGTACCTTCTCACTTTCACTATACAAATATCCTTGTGATGCATAACCAAACGCATCTTCCTTTATAACTTCTTCAAAGCCACCTGCTGGTCCAAATTTCTTTTCAAAGGAATAAGGTGACGCACTCTTAACATCCCAAACTTTCTTATCAATCTTGACATCATACCTTCCTTCAAGTGTTGACCCATTAAAGTTATACTTAACACTTTTCTGTTCATCTTCTATATTTACTCCTGCTGATTTCATTACAAATATTGCCAATGCTTCAACTAAATCTCCAAATGTATTTCTCATTTTAACATTATATGGCTGACCTTCACCTTTAATATTTTTTGCTTCCATTTGTAGTTGGCACAAAGGTCTACCTATATTAGACATTCTAGGTTGAAATCCTGTTTTACGTTGTTCTGTAAACTGTTTGCGTAAGGCGTTTTTACACGCCTCACCAAACTCTTCAACAAGTTTATCAGATATTTCTACAGGTTCTTTTGAAACCTGATTCAAATACATTTGAACTTTGTTAATTATATCACTCATTAATTAGACAACACTTCAACTGGATCTTCAACTTGTTTAACTACCTTTGCTGATTCACCATCAGAAGATGTAGGTTGACCTTTCTTGGCAGCTTTATAAAGATCAACAATCGCAGTATTCTCTGTATTAATTATATCTTGAAATACAGTTAATGTTTCCATATCTTCTTTTGACATTTGTAGATTAGCATCAGCATTAACAGAAATTTCTGGAATGTAATACACATTACCACCTTTTTTCTGTCTTTTAGAATCAATTGAAAACGTAGTAGTAAACATAAGTTTCTTACGTTTATTAACTTGATCCAATGCAGAACCTACAGGAGCAAAAGCTGTACCTGTAACTCTCCAAAGAACAGGTAGATTAGCTACTTCATGGTCTTCACCATTAGCTTTCTTACCTTTGAATGATAAGATACCATACAATAGTCTATAACATCTTATAGTTCTTTGTTCTGCTAATTGTTCTGGTGTAAGAGATGCTCTTTCCTTAAAAGGAACTTTACCACATCTAGTACCACCTAATATATCAATCGCTTCCTCTTTCCAATTCTTGAAAATTATAGAACGATTTACATATTCTCCTTTTTCAGGATCGTAATGCATGTATTGCATCGCACTGATAAAAGGTCTGAAGGTAACAGGTTTGCCAAAAACATTTTGACCTACACTTGAATCATAAGTGAACAAGTGTCCTACTGGTAATTGATTACCATCGTCATCTTCAGGTGAACGATTAATTCCAAGTCTTGGTATACTTATACCACTACTAGAACCATCATCCTGTCCGATAGCTTGTTTAATCTGCTCATCAGACATGTTATTTATATTTGCTATTTCATTATCCATATAGCCTCCTTAATTGTTGGATACTGTATATCATACTTTTAGTCATTTGTCAAGTGTTATTTTTTATATGGCGGATAAAAAATATCACATACCCACAATAAAATTAATATAATAAAACCTGTGCCTAATATAATATCTAACATACTCTAGTCTCCCCCTCAGTTAACTCATACGGAAGATTTTCCAAACGAGCAAACCACATCATATAACTCTGTAGTTCTTCATCTTCATTTATATATAACTTTGTAGGTACCCCTTCAAAGTCTTGCTTTAATGATTGGAGTTTATCATAAGCCTTCTCCTGCTCATCTTCACCCCAATCATCTATACCTTTATCAAGTATTGGTACATCTGTCATTATTTATCTCCTGGTACTGCCCATATTGCTATAGGTAGTATATTTTTTTTAATGTTAGAAGCCTTAAATATTTTTCTAAAACCTTTATCATTACGCATAAACCTTTTAGCATGTACTTTATTTTTAAACACTCCAACATTAGTTATGCTTGGACCACTACATCCACTCTTGGCACAGTGATCTACTTCTAATTGTATTATACAATTATTCATTAGTCCTCCTTATTTGGTTTTATAGTTATAGTCATCTCTATATCATTATGGTAACTTTCTAAAGTTTCTTCGTACTCCTCTAATAAAGGTATAATTTTTTTAATCATCATACCTCTTTTAGTATCTAGAGTACTTTCAACTTCTAAAGTCTTACCTTCTTTACCATTTTTCCATGGATAATTATAGCTAGTTACTTTTAGATTATTGATGTACATTATTATCCTCCTTAGTTATGTTTGTGCCATCTTCATTTTTTCTCCATTCATAATCATCTGAAATCCAATCAGGATCTTCATAGTTTAAGAATCTTTTACCTGTATCAATATCCTCATCATCACGTGGAACACACTCTTCAATCTTCTCCCACTCTACAGGTTCATCACCTGACAGGTCGTTGACATGTGTGCCTTTAATAGTTTCTCTAAAAGTTTCTCCATATTCATCAACCTCTTCAACTTTAACACACTCTTTTCTTTCGAGAAGATCTTCGGCTTCTGCTTTTGTTTTAGAAGTTATTTCATATTCCATTTCAACTTCATATGTTTTACGAACTAACCATTTTTGATAGCCAATCTCTCCGTGGGGAGTATCTTTTTTATACGTCCCATTAATTATTGGTATTTCTTTTACAAATTTAATTTGTGTCATATTTGACCTCCTTTATATTTAACCAATCATACCCCATTTTAACATCTGTGTCAAGTGGAATATTAAAATTAATTCCATAATACTCTTTCAATGCAGGTATTACAGAAGCCGTACCCTGTTTAAATATTTTACCCATTACAGCTTCTTCACCAGGATAAACATCAGCAATAATAGAATCGTGAACTGTGTTAATAAGTAAACTCTTTACCTTTTGTTCTTTCATTAGTTCATATATTTTTATACATGCTAATGGTACAATGTCAGCAGTTGCAAAACCTTGTACAGGAT